CTGCTGGCAGCCGCATGTCTCAGCTAGCCTGTTGCGCAGATCTATCACCTGCTCAGCCGGACTTGATATGGTCCTATTGGCCAGATTAGCAATGCCAGTGGCATAACCCTTGCTTCCGCTGAGTCGCTTGCTTTCCTTAGCCAGCTGTTCCAAAGCTTTCTTAACGTGCAAGCTCATGTCATCGTGTTTGCCACGCATGAGCTTGTTGGCTTTCTTGAGCTTGATGTAATCTTCGCTCATCTTTAGGATAGCCTTGGCTGTCTGATCGTTGAAACGACCTTCGTTTGCTAGATGCCGTGCCATAGCCCTTGCACCAGCTATGTGCGGATGCGGATAGTTAAAGCGTTCACCCAGCTTGGTTTCAATGAAGATGTTCTTGATGTGGCGCCAACGGCTGCCTTTCTTTTCTTCATTCACAGGATCAGTATGTCTTATGATCAGCTTGCTGTTGCCAATCTGCTGATAGCTGCTCTTGGTGCTACCATATGGCTTGCTGATGTCACGGCTTTCTTGGATGTTGTTCACTGCGTCCTCGCGGGGATCAATGTCATGATCAAACTTGTACCAGTTCACGCTGAGATTCTCGCGATCACCGATGTTGTTCTGTAGGCTGTCCTTGATCTTGACCACTGTGTTGAAATCTTGGTCATCAGCTAGATCGGGCGTCTTAATGTCCATATGGCTGTTTGTATCCTCATCATGCAAACTGATAAGGATGTTGAAGCTGTCCAAGTTGGGATCGTAACTGGGTATGGTTGCAAAGAAGCGAGTGGCTTCATGCGGGTCCATGGTCTTGTCACCACCTTTGTCAAACATCTGTAGGCGATATCCTCTGCCTCGCAGTATGCCAAAGATCTTGTCGCCGATGATGTCCCAGTTGTGATTCATGATGCTGTATTTAGTTTAATAACCAAAGCTGATTGGCATGGGTTCGTCAACTTGCTCTATGAATTCATCCTTCATGAGGTTACCAATGCTTTCGTCCCAGCGAGTGACCATCTGCATCATTCTAATGCATAGTATGGTGGCCATCACTGCATCGTCGTTCTCGCCGGTCTTGCCCTCAAAGCTGTTGCCCTTGGCCACGAAAAACTTGAGCTGGCGCACCAAAGTCTTGCTGCGTAGCTCCAACTTGCCGCTTTCCACTAAGCTTTTCATCTTGGTGCAAGCCATGGCCTTGCTGCGCACGTTGGTGTTGAGACCGCGCCGCAATCTTGCTACGCCCTTCACTTTGGGTTCGTGTAACCATATGGCATTGAAGCTTTCTTCGCCCATCTCGTCTATTGTCACGATGGCTGCTTCGCCCCAGCTGTTGTTTTCCAAGGTAAAGTATATCTCAGGTTCGCCGCGCTGTTCGCTGCTTTTGCGCATCTCGCTGTGTATGAAGTTGATGATGCTCTGCATGGTCTTGACCTGCTGAGGTATGCTGGTGCGATTGTGCGTCCACTCTGCTACCTGCACCATGTCTGGCAGGCTGAAAACCTGTATGCAGCTGAAATCCTTGCCCACGCCGGCGCTGGGATCCAGAGCCACCAGGTAGGTCCTGTTTGGTTTGATCTGATCATACCAACGTGTCTGACCAGTCTTGAACTGAGGTTCGGTGCCTTGTAGCTGCAACAGTGTCGCACCATTGATCAGCGTTTCGTCAGCAGTTATGAACTCGCAGCCATATTCTCTGCGGAACCTATCCACGGTGATCTTAGCACGTTCTCTATCAGCCCATGTTTCATCGCGTCCAGGCACTTCGCTGTAATGAGCAGTAAATGCAGCAAATCCATTCACACCAAGACCGTCGGGCGTGTCATTGCCGTAGTCGTCTACTGTCTTGTTGGCACTAAACCAAATCTCAGCAAACTTGTCCTCGTCGCTGTTAGGTGTGCTGGTGATGATGCACTTACCACCTGTGGCTAGCGTTGGACTCATAGCTGTCCAGAATTCTTCAGCTATGCGAGGCTTGACGAACGCAAACTCGTCCAAGTATAGCAATGAGATGGACATGCCGCGCCCGCTATCAGGTGTGGTCGTAGTGGCTTTGATGCGCGAGCCATTGTCAAATTTGATGTCCTGCACGTTGTAAGTTGCCACACCTGCTCGCAACCAATCTGGCAGTTCCTCATAGGCAAATTTCACACGATCCATGATTTCGTTGGCAGCGCGGAACTTGTTAGCTGCTATCAGCACTGTTACGTCATCGTTAAACATGGCGTACCACAACAGATATCCAGCAGCTGTTGTGGTTTTGCCACTCTGTCGCGGCAGCAATGCAACCACCGAAGTGTTCTTCCAGTAGCAATTTACCAATCTCTTTTGGTATTCATATGCTTCAAAAGGCATGCGTCCCTGGGTCGGATGCTGTATCTTCATGTATGTTTCCATGAAATACAGGGGATCCTTGGTACAACGTGCCATCTCGCGTATTTGTGCGGGGGTATAGGCAGTCTTCTTGTGAGCCTGCTTTACCAGCTGGAAATCTATGTCAGTCTTGGCCATATCAGTTCACTCAAGCAAACAGCGGCAGTATGCCGCTGTTACTTATGGCAAATTTTTGCAGATCCATCAATTCATGACGTCTTGGCGACCAATATGGCTCAGAGGACTACGGCTGCCGTCGGTGACAGGCTCTTCATTGCTGAAGGGGTCCTTGTCAAACTTATCACGGCTCGTAGCTGTGAGTGGACTTTCAGATCCAGCGTTGCTGTTTTCAAGCTCTGCTTCTATGAGAAAATTGGTGTATTCCTCATTGAGCACGTCGAACAGGCTATCTGCACGTTCTGCTTGTTCCGCCATCAGCGTGTTATCGCCAATCTTACCAAAGCGCTGATTGATATGGCGACCTTGATAAACGTAATCCTTTACCTCTAGAGGTTCGCCAGCTTCTGGATGCTCGTCATGTCCGTAATCATGATCTGCATTTTCCATGGCGACATCATCTGCAGCATGTGCTGCTGTCACACCGTATGGCATGCCTGCTTTTGGTTCNGCAACTACAACTTCTGCCGGGGCATGGCTGCGAGCGATACCGCTCATAGCCAACAAGCGCTCTAGCATCTCAAAATCTTCGTCAGTGGCGGTTACAGTCATGCTTTTGTGGCTGCCATTGTCATCGATGCTTTGATTCATCACGATGTTCAGGCTTTCACGCAGCTGCTTCTGGCTTTCGTTGTAAGCATAAACGTATCCAACTTCGCTTGGACCATTGTTGGTAGCTCCGATCGGAGTGAAAGGAATTGGACCAAGCGGCGCGTCTTCTTCCATGCTGGCTGACCAACATTCTTCCATGCCGTGCACTGGGCAATACTCGCCCTCTGCAGTCATGTTGCACTCGCTCTCTTCCATGTTCTCGTTCATCTCATCATATTCGATGTCCTTGGTAACACGACGACCTGCACGTTCTGCCTTGTCGTCTTCGCTACCACGGCGATGTCCGTGTATATGATCCTTATGGCGTTCGTCGTATTCAATGTCGTGGGCAACCTTGCGACCTGCCTTCTCGGCCCGATCATCACGAGTGACGTCGGATTCCTCATTCATCTCATCCCATTCAATGTCCTTGGTAACTTCGCGACCAGCACGTTCTGCCTTGTCATCCTCGCTACCACGCTTGTGACCGTGTATGTGATCCTTATGACGTTCGTCATACTCGATGTCGTGTGCTACTTTGCGACCAGCTTTTTCAGCACGCTCGTCGCGTTCATGATCAGACTCTTCATACATCATCTCGCCGCGGCTATCTTCCATCTGTATGGTACCTTGATAGCCGGCGCATTCTTCCATGCCGTGCACAGGGCACATCTCGCCCTCTGCTGTCATGTTGCATTCTTCAGCTTCAAACATGCTGTCTCTGCGTCCCAAGGACTCGATAGCCCTAAGCTTGCCTAATATGCTATGGAAATCCATTGGTATTATCCCTTCTTCACGAATTGTGGTTTATCCGGAGTCTTTGTTGCTCCCATGTTCACTCTCTTGCCGTCGCGGTCCTTGTAGAACCTATACATGATCTGCGCGCCATCATCAAAGTTGCCTTCTGGGCCAAGGCCGCTGCGAGGTGTTGGATCTGCCACATCCTTGCTAGATGGCTTGTAAACTGGCTTTGGTGTGTCGTAACCAGCATTGAAGTCTGCCATGTCTTGCACAGGTTCGCGAGGTGATACTTTGTGCATGTCTAACCAGCTGAACAGAGGTTGGCTTGAATCCACTTCATCGCTGGGACGTGTGGCCTTCACGCTGGCTAGATAGTCCAAGAAACGCTTGTTATAAGCATCACCGTAGATATCTGTCACGATTGGTTGTTCAATGTCTTGATATAGGCGATCGGTGCTGAGCCTACCAAACGATGTGAGATCTCGGTCTTTGGCAATGGCTTGGAAACCGCGATCGGTCATATAATCGCCCACATATTCTTCAACTGGTTCGGTTGCAGTGCGCACCACTATGTTCTTCTCTGGTACATTTAACACGCCACGCAAGCCTTCCATGGTAATATAGCTGCTCAGCGGCATGGTGGTCACGAAATTGATCTGCCATACCTGTACGTTTGCTTGATCCACGAAGTCTAGTGTGTCATCCTTGAGCCACTCCGGGTGTGTCATTTCTACCAGACCAAACTGGCTGAGATAACGTTCTGCTGCGTCCAGCTGTTCATCGCTGGGTTCTGCCGCTAGCTTGATCACGTACCCATATTCTCGTGTGCTTTCAGCAAGATATTCTCTGAACGACTTCATGGCCATAGATGCTCCAATGTGGCAGTTATTTAGTGTCGTTATCAATTTCGCTCAGCTGTTTCAACAGCTCGTTGCGATCCATCATGGTTGCTTTAACATCAAGCGCATCCGAATCTGCAGCTTTGGTGGTGCGATCAAGCTTTAGTTTATCCAGTTGCAGTTTCAACATCTTCAGCTTCTTGTCCACCTTGGCATTCTTGGCATCTACCGCAATCTTAAGCATCTGGCTGCTGCTGCTGAAGATCTCACCGGCATGGCGAATCTCCACGTTCATGCCCAGATCCTGAAGATCTTGGTGTGCTTTGATTGCCATTTCAGCTAGCTCATCCATCTCGCGGTCGTGCAGATCCTTGCCGCGGGTTTCTGATAACTGTCTATCTATGTCATTGGCCAGTGCTAGTGCTGCATGTATGTCTGCATCACTCGGCGAGTCTATGGCTGCAGTATCCTCTGCGGTGTCATCAAGATCCTCAACAGATTCTATATCAAATGTGTCTTCAAGTGTCTTGAACCTATTGGCCATCAACGTTTCCTCTTGGGCTTTGTGATATATATGTCATTTTCTGTTAAAATTCTGAAAATCATGCCGTGCTTCTTGCAGTAACTCATTGCTGCCGCCCATTTAGCTGTGTTTAATATAAGGCTTACCTTGTCGCGCTTGCTTTTGGCATTCTCTACCATGGCTTCTTTGGCAGGTTTGACTTCTACCACTTCTGCTCTGCGCTTGCCATTCTTGTCCTGGTACAGTACCATGAAATCCGGCACGTATTGGCTGGGCTTTCCTGTTAGGGGATTGATGTATGGTATGCGTATGCTCTCGCTGGCCCACTGTATCACGCTTGGATGACTGTCGAGGAAGTTCATCACGGTCAATTCCCAGCTGCTGCGAAACACCACATCGGCTTTGCCTATCAGCTTGCTTGGATTCTTTGGGACGAAACGCCCTTGGCTGTACTTGGTCATGACGAATTACTTATGATATGCGAACTACTGCATCCAATTCTGGTACCATATCTCTGAGATGCATGTCGCGCCGTTGATCCAAAATGTCATTTTGATAGGTGAATTTTTCTATCCATTCTGCGGTTTCCATAGTTGGTGCATTGCCGAGATGCGCTATCACAGATTGCAATAAAGCTTGATGCGTTGGTAATTGATATGATTCTAGTAAAGATTGATATTTCTGGATCAATCTCATTTTGTAATCATATGGCAAATTTCTAGCATCAAGGATAATTGGCGATTTGCAAAAAATCACAGACACTTTGGTGTCCAAATCTATGGCAAGATTTAATAGTTTTTCAAACCCATGCGCATTAAGCACACTGTAAACCGTTGAAATCCAAAAACGCATGCCTCTGAAACTTTGTTCCATCTGCTTGATTTGGCTTAGATTTTCAACAATTTCTGACCACTTGCTGTCTGATCTAATGTAATCATTCAACCCTTCTACCCCATCTATGCTACATCCTATGTGAATTCTACGCATCTTGCTCATTAGCTCCACAAGTTCGTCACAGAATTTCAACGTTAGATTTGAATTTAGCATTAGGCTCACATCAGGCAAATTGCCGTAGCGCTCAATCGTGCGCAAAGCTGCAATTATCTCATCTTGATGCATCAGAGGTTCACCTCCCAAAAACTGCAATCGTTTGGTGTGTTGTGCGTGGTAAGCCGACAGCGACCAGCCAGATTTCAGCAGACCTTGAGGTTTACGCCCTAATGCAATGGCTTCTGTGATCCATTTGGTTGATCTGGTTTCATTGCATGATCGGCATCTGATGTTGCAAACATTGCTGATATTGACTTCTTGGCTCAGCAACTGCGGAGCTTGGTTAAAATCTATTTGAAATTTTCTTGCATATTCAAAACTTTTAAGGCGTTGGCTATATAAACCAACGCTTTCGTTGTAGGTACATTTGCTGCACTCTGGTCCAGGTTTCTGTTCATTAAACTGTTGCCTGAGACCTTGCATAAACTCACCTTTGAAAAAACTGTCATGATCGTAACCAGGTACTCTCTTTGACCAAAGGCAACAGGGGCTCATGCCACCTTCTGCCAAAACATGTTGATGAAACCAAGGCCAGGCACAGAACGGTTGGTTTTCCATGAAATCCCCTAAGGCTGATTGGCTAACTCATGCAACGACAAAACATAATCCTTTAGATACATACCTCGTCGCGAATCTAAAAATTCGTTATAGGCTTTGAATTTGTTTTGCCAAGTTCTAAAGTCTAAATCGCCATTCTGTCGTAGATGATTTATCACCGTATTATAACAGTGTTGATACTTTTGGTGTTTTGCCATGCTAGTCACATACCTATCTACGATTGCACTTCGCATTGACCAAGGCAAGTTACGTGCATCTAGCACCTTTGGCCACGTGCATGTGTTGATCTGCATCCAAACATTCAACTGCTCTGCCCATGCTACTATCTTATCTAGGACATCATAATTGAATATGCTATAAACGCTGTTGATCTTTAGCCCAATGTTTTGGTTTGATGCTCGCATGTTGATCAAATCGTTCATGTTACTTTCTATATCTTGCCAGTTGCTGTCGGAACGGATATATTCATTCAATGTCCCATATGAATCAATACTACAGATGATATTTGTGTGTTTTGTAGCAGCTAACAGGGATTTTAGACCCGGTTCAAATGCCACTGTCATGTTTGTGGTAATGGACACGGTAGTTCGGGCGAGATCGCCAGCATCACGAATCGTGCGCAATGTGTGTTGGAGCTCATCCTGATGAAGCAGAGGTTCGCCTCCAAGAAACATTAGGTTGCGAGTCTCCTCCGCCACATCTACATCCAAATTCCAATGAGATTCTAGTTTACCCAATGGTTTTTGTCCCATTGCTGCAGCATCGGCCAACCACGACGTGCTGCGTTCTTGAGAACACATGCGGCACTTCAAATTACATACTGAGGTAAAATTGACTTCTTGGCTCACAAGTTTTGGTTCTTCAAAGACAATACCAAGCTGATCAGCTAGATCAAAACCATATTGTCTATAGCTAGCACCCCCTATTTCTTCTGCACGTATGCAATGTTGGCAACACTCGTGTGCGGTATTTTCCATGAATTGAGTGCGTAGGTCTTGCATGAACTGCCCATGCAAAAAGTTTTTATGATCGTAACCAGCTATGGGCCTATACCAAAGACAGCATGGCTGCATGCTACCATCTGGCAGCGTTTGTTGATGAAACCACGGAAAGGCACAGAAAGGTTTTTGGGTCACCTGTAACCTGTAAATGCTGCGGCTATAGTTGGTCCAAGAGTGGGGTTTTTTGTCCATGTGGGATTGGCGTTGATACCAACATAGCCAATCTGGCTGGTTGGTAATCTTATGCTGTTTATAGTGGCCATAAAATCATTCAACAGTACCCCGTTTCGGAACAGGTTGGTGACAGGTTGTCCAGTTTGGCTAGAATAATATGTTGCCATGTTAGCCAAAACTTGTATCAATTCTTCCGGAACACCCTGCCCACTGAACACACCCAACGCCAGTTGGTATGCTGATGTGCTCATGTTGGTCACATATCGCGCAGGAGCCTGCTCTAATGCGTAGTTTGTGTAGCTGTTGGTAGCTGTTGAGGGCAGAGGGCCTTTGCTGTTGGTCCATTGCACAGCACCACCTTGTATGGTGCTTTGTATTTGACCGCTTTGCAATGCGAGTTGCTTGCGGATGTTATTCTGTATGATATCTTTGGCACCACTCATTGCTTTATTCCACTATAGTATCTAAATCATCATTTATGTCATACGGATAAACCACGGGCGGCGGCAGATTGTCATCTGGATCACCGCCATACACACTGGGATTATCGAGATAAAAGAAGCCGGTCACTGTGCTATGGTTTGCAGCAGCTGCAGCAGCAAGACTAAGTCCAAACACAGGATTTGGTGCTGGTTGATAAGGAGCTTGATCATACCCAGTGTATTCACCATAATCGTCATAGGTTGGATTGCCTATAGACACAGTGAGGCTGACTTCTCCCTGTTGCACTCTGCGCCTTGCTTCCTGTACCTGCTGATATTGCGTCAAATACTGTGGTCCTTGCGGTCCATATCGCGTGTTAGTTGGGGTGTGATAACCAGGGCGTTGATTAGGTAAGCGTTGGCCGCGCACAGTGATTGGTTGCGCTCTGAAAAATGCTTCATCAGCTGACACATTTTCTCTGTAATAGGGATTGTTGTAACCATTTTGATAACTTGCGCCAACTGCCACAGTTACTTGTAAACCACCAAAATTAAATGAACCAAATGATCCCAATAGGTTGTACACTCCAAAGTTGTTCACCGGAATGAATTCAGCTTCGTTGTAAATTGGTAGATAGCTGTTGGTATTTGGTAACTGGCCAGATGGTATACCAATCAATCCATAGTTGGCAGGTATCGGTTGATTACTTGGATTAGAACCAAGATCCGGATTGGTATAAACCACATCACTAGCCCCAGGTGCGCTAGGCTCCACTCGCTGTCCATTTGGCAACTGCTGATTCACGCCGGGACGTCCTGCTACAATCTGCAGCTGGTCTATTGCAGACGTATAGCTACTACCACTGATGCCAGAATAGCTGGTAACGCTACTGATCTGGCTGGTAATGACAGGTCTATTGTTTTCAACTGGACGTGCAGCATCACCTGTGACCAATTGACTATCAAATCCCGCAGTGGGATTTTGCACTGATGTTGGTTCATGATAGGGCGAGGCATCCAATCCAAACAACGCAGCCAAACCAGGCGTAATGGCACCAGAACTATACTGCAGAGTTTCATAGCTCATGGTCATGCGATAGTCTTCTAGATCATTGCTAGATGTGTCATGGTTACCAAAATCCACGCTGCTGACCTTGGGATTTAGATAGGAAGTCAGCGTGTATTGTCTATTGTACAGCGCATAGATGTTTAGCTGTTTGAAAAAATTGATTTGATTTGATAGCGGTCGCAATCCCCAACCAGTGGCATCATCAAAGATTGGATCAACTGGGCTGGTGCCCATGGTCATGGCCGATTTCAACCTAGCATCACCAAAGTAATAATTGAAATATTCTATCCACAGATTCAAAGGGCTGTTGTCCACTGTATCGTAGATAGATACAGTAACTGGTTTGTATTCGGTCTTTACGTAAGCATAACGCTTGCGATTGTATTGGTTAAGCTCTCGCTGAGCTAGATCAACGTTTGGCTTGTCTATGGTTTTGATCTTGAAACTCACACCACCTTGCCAATTGCTGAGATTCTTGAGCTTCGGAAACATGTTGTATGCTTCTGGAGCTACCACGAAATTGGCATAGAACATGTACTTGACCCTGGGGATCATGTACATCTTTTGCAAAGGAGCGTCTGCACCAAAGAATACAGAGGCGTATGATGTGTTTTTTAGGATCACAGACATGAAAATATTTAGCCACAAAAAAAGCCGCAAAACCTGCGGCTTCTCTTGTCTAAACTTCTGTTTAGCTTATGCTATTAACGAACCACGCTTGGAGTTCGTGGTGTTGTATGGCATTATGGTGTTGACATCCTGTGTGGCATTGTCATAACGCAGTGTGAGAGTTATCATCATTGATTCGCTGTTGCTGTAATCAAACTGATCATATGCAACTGTTTCAAGATAGCAACCTTCCAGATACCAAGTTTCCAAAGGAGCACTATTACCACCGTCTAGCGTCTCGATCTGTGTGAAGAACTTGTAGTTGATACCTGCTTCTGGCGACAGCTGTGTAAAGTGGTTCATCTGCTTTTGCAGCTGTGTGGCTACCAAGATGCTCACGCTATTGGTAACATCATCGCGCACAGTGATTTCAATGCTTTGCCATTCTGGCTTCTGTGCCAAATACATGATGTTGTTATATGAGTGTATTGGAGTGCTACCATGTTGTATCTGAGGACGGCCAGCTGTGGCTACCTGTCTTGTGAGTTCTGTAGCAGCTGTTGCCGGACCAAATCCCTGCAAGCTTACTCTGAAACGATACTTCAGCTTGGGCATCAATATGCCGTTGGCCTGCTGTCCTGTGTTAGTTGGGACGCCAAACTGACTGAGCGTGGGTTGGAAAGCCATTTCCTAATCTCCTATGTTGCAGAGTATTTATACCTAACCAATGTCGGCGTTCACGGGGCGAGGGCAGGTTTAGATCTCATAAACTACGAGATTTTGGTATCTTGCTATCGGCACTGCTCACGCAGGCATCGCTAATACAGGGCATAGGGCTGTCGAACAGCTTGAATCCGGTTTCTATATAACCCAGAGGTTTATCGCTGCAACTATAGCTTCGTTTAATGGCTCCATCTGGTTCTCGTATGATGATACTGCGATATCCGCTTTGACAGTCCCAACCCTTGAAATTGTTGAAGTTAAAAGCGTTGAATCGCTCAGCTTGATCCATGTACCATTTCTTACCTGTATCATCTTCAAACTCTACCTGCATGATCTGAGGAACATTTGCATCGTCACCATTAGCTATGCTCATCTTCTGTAGGCTTATCTTTGGTTTGGGTCTCTGCACCTTGCTTTTGACTGCGGTGAAATCTCGCTGCGGCATGCCATTGTGCAGTGTGGCCAGCTGCTCTTTGGTATATCCTTCCACTACCTTGCTGGCAGTGGGGTCACTCTGCGGTTTCAACGTAACATTGATGCCGCGGCTCAGGAAATATTCTGCCTCCGCATATAAGGTGTCAAACCATTCAGGCACCATCACTGTGTTCACGGTTACTTGTATGTCGTTCTCCTGTAGGAACACCAACTTGTCAGCAAATTTTTCTGTGTGCCCTTTGAGATCGCCTTGTTTGATGCCCTGTTCGCGATGCCAGCTAGCAGTCACGCTCACTCGATGCAGAGCCTTGGTGGCATCTATGTATTTTTCAAACCAGCGTATGCCTTGTGAAATATTGCTGGTCATGTGCACGCTTTGATAGTTGCAGTTGTCAGTGTCATTAGCATAATGCGCCAGCAGCTGTAGATAATCTGGATAAACTGTGGGCTCGCCACCGCTGAAACTGAAATGGAAGCTGTTATAACCACGCTCTCGGCTCTGTCGCTTGATTTCATCCATGGTCATAAGGTTGAGCTCAATTGGACGGTAGTCTTTGGTATTGCTGCGAGCATAGGGCCAACAGTAGCTGCAGTTATAGTTGCAATACCTACCCAACAACCAGCTGACGGCAAACAAATCGCGATAAAGCAAGCTGCGTTGACCAAATTTTACCAAACGGTCAAATGGTATCTGCGTGAAGTCATAGCTGCTGACCGCATCATTGCTCATGGCTTCACCTGTATAGGATCTATGCTGATCTCGTTGATCGATACACAGTTTGGTTGTTCAACCAACCATTTGACATAGCTTGCTGCAAGATCTATGTCCATGCAGGTGCGATCTGCATGTTTGTCCTGGTTGTTGCTCAACGTTCCAAAGCTGATGTATGATACCAAGGGACCGCCAGACCAAACACCGGACATGTTGAGGCTGTTGCAATAGCTTCTCAATGCCTTCTTTTCTTGCTGGTATAACCAATCGCTGCCTTTGGTTGCTCTATCAGTGGTACTGCCCACGCATATGATCTTGAGATTGGACTGTTTTTGCTTAGCGTTTTTATAAACTGCCTCCAAGATCAATGTTTGATGAAATTTCCATAATGCACTGTTGTTTATGAAAATATCATAATCAGCGGCCAAGATAGCCAGTGCGGCAATCCTGTCATCTTTGGTTAGATCCCATCCATTGCTTCTGCTGACGAAGTCAG